TGTTAGTTGTGGGATTCGGACAATCAACCGAATGACTCATAATTTCTACTGATTTCAGTAAGCAAACTATGGGAGGATACGATGAAACACTTAAAGTTCCTGCTTTTCGTAATTATCATTTTTGTTCTGTTGCTGTCCTGCAGCAAGAAGACAACAGAGACAGAACCAATTCCGGCTGTTCAGTTTGTCTATGTCCCCGGTGGGACTTTCACCATGGGCGGAAACAAGGGTAGCTGGAGTTCTGACGAACTGACAACACATCAGGTAACGCTTAGTCCTTTTTATATAGGCAAGTATGAGGTCACACAAGCGGAGTGGCAGGCGGTGATGGGCAACAGTCCTTGCATTTCTTTTGTGGGAGATAACTATCCAGTCTTTGGACTCTCGTGGTATGCCATACTTAAATTTTGTAACCTGCTGAGCATGTATGATGGATTGACACCAGTTTACAGCATCAGTGGTTCCACCAATCCCGCCAATTGGGGAGAGGTGCCCACAGGTTATAATACTGCCTGGGACACTGTTATCTGCGACTGGAACGCCAATGGTTACAGGTTACCCACGGAGGCGGAATGGGAATATGCCGCCAGAGGTGCGACCAACTATCCCGATTTCATGTATTCCGGCAGTGATTATATCGATTACGTGGCTTGGTATTTCTTTAAATAACCACCCCCACTGGCAGCAAGCCTGTGGGTGGCAAAGCACCCAACGGCTTGGGGCTGCATGACATGAGCGGTAATGTCTATGAATGGTGCTGGGATTGGTATGGCAGTTATAGTTCTGCTGCTCAGAGTAATCCAATAGGTCCTAGTAGCGGCGGCCGCCGGGTGTTGCGTGGCGGCTACTGGAATGACGTTGCACTCAACTGCCGTGTTACTAACCGCTACTACGGCTACCCGTATTACGGCTACTTCAGCTACGGGTTCCGTATAGTCAGGGCTAATTGATTTTCCTTTTTCTCTTTTTATTACCTTGGCATTCAGTTTGAATGCCAAGGCTTATCTTAATAACAGGTACAGGTATCCCGCCCGTAGACAAGGAGTTGCTTAACACTCCGATGTTGAGGTAAACATAATCAAACCTGTGTCCGGTTGTTTTCGCAGGAACGGAGTCCTGCGCTGCGGTGCTCAACACTCCGATGTTGAGTTATTGGGAACAACAATTCAAACAACTGCCGTTTAACGAGCCACAACAACAACCCATTTAACAGCAACAACAACGGGTTCCGTATAGTCAATGCTATTATTATGTGCCGGAACGGATAAGACATGGCTGTTTTATCAGGCGTGCATACATTAGCTCTCCGTGATTTGCATATGCAAAATCAAAGCCCTTTATAAAGTATCACCCAATTCTGCAAATGTGTATCACCTGTCACGGTGGTGCTAAGACTTTATGGGGTGGCTAGTTATAGCGGACTGGTTTTAGACTGTGTCACAGTGGTTTTTAGACTGTTCTGGACGTTTGGGTATCAGGGTTACTGCAAATATGCGCTAGTTTTGGACTGGTTTTGGAAACATCGATTTTTTACAGAAGGGCATCAGATTTATAGACTCGCAACTGAAGCGCAACGGGGCCGATCATGGAAAGCCACTGAGTCTGATCTGCGTCTATAAACTCGATTCGAAAGTCTTTATTGAGGGGTTGGAGGGCAACTCCCTTGCGGGCGACATCATACTGGATCCTTTTCAGGGTAATGCCTGACTCATATCTGACCGCGCAGATTTTACCATCCAGTCCGTCCCAGGTGATTTGCTTTTTGATCAGGACGATATCGTCATGCAGGATCTCCGACTCCATACTTCTGCCGTTCACTCTGAAGGCAGCATATCTGTCCGTGCCGAGTGGAATGTACCGGGTGGGAACTTCGACCGAATCCGCCGGTTCATGCCCTTCGGACACTTCGATGGGAGTTCCGGCGGAAATTTCCGCCAGGATCGGGAAGATGGCAGTGCGGATGTAAGTCCTATCAAAATCATTGACTAAGGTCGGTTTACCATCGATGATCTGCACCCTCTTGGAGGTCTTGACATCGGGTGCCATCTCCCAGGGAGCCTGGATGAACATCGAGCCTTCACCTCGGAGCAACCAGTTAACATTGATGCCATTTTCCACCAGTTTTGCCAGAAATTCCGACTCCGGATAACGCTCATTGTTCTTATAACGAGCCATCGAATTAGTGGAAATTCCGAATTTCTCATTAAACTGGTATTGCTTCAGATTCATAGCTTTAACCAGCAATCCGAGCCTAATGCCGATATCCTCAGCCTTCATATTTCCCCCTATGGGACATTTTATTATTGACATTTCCCCTAATGGGTATCATTATGCATCTGTGAACAACATAGATTCCCTAAGTTGTGATGTCAAGAACTAAATAAATAGTGTGCATTGGCGGCGGATTTTTCCGGCGGTCTCAGAAGTTTTTCAGAAGTTCCGGTATTCGGGAGAAAGGACTTCCCAAGTTATTGCAGGTCAGTTAAGTAGAGACCAACAATAAATTACGGGAGGCGCTTATGAAAGCGACTACTTACGAGCCTGGGGAGAGGGTGGTCAAGGACGACCACTGTGACAGGCAGACCACTGTGACAAGTGTCATAGTGCTTTCCAATCGGGTAAAAACTCCGTCAAAGCTGATTACCAGATGGGTTGACCACTGTGACAGCAAAAAGGGCAGGAAATCTGTCACAGTGCTACCTGATTTACCGACCACTGTGACACACCGGAAGAGCGGAACTGTCACAGTGCTTTTACCGGTTACAGAATTTTATATGCAGAGGCTGAGGATGAGCAAAGGCAAGATAAAGGCGATCTGGCTGACCGTTGAACGGGTGGCGGAGCTGTTGGGCTGTTCCACCAGGACAGTATGGCGCTATGTGAAGCGTAACCGGGTGATGGTCTATAAGCACCAGATCACCCAAGGCAGGACTAGGGTCATGAAAGCCTTCCTGCTGACTGAGCCGGAGATCTTTATCAAAGAGATGGCAGATTGTGAGAGCAGAGAGCTATTGCCTGCCGAGTTCCTGGAAATCGGGATCGAGGTGGATGGGGTTAAACTGAACAGCGCCCTAATTTATAAGTACAGGAACATTAATAGTGAAAATGGAAGTTATTATGCAGCCCTATGATTTTACGATTGATGAGTACACCGAGTTCTATAACGCCACCTTTCCCGATCGGGTAAAAGTGCCTGGTATTGTGAAGTCAATCCTGAATAAAAGCAACAAACCTGAGCAATCAGCGGTGATACCTGGACATAAGGCAGAGAAACCGGAATCAGATTATACAGCATTACCAGATACTGAGCAAAAGTCTGACTTTGGTGTTGCGCACAAGCAACCCTTACCTGATAAAGGCATCTTGTCGGCTGACTTCATCGATCTCGACCCCAAAGAGCAGTTACCGATCCAGTTTGACCGGGAAGCCAGGCTGTTAGGTAACTTCTGCACCCTGGTGCTTAGAAGGCTGGAAAACTGCGAGTCCAAGGTGGAGGAGTGGAAGCAAATCGCCATAGACTACAATAACGGCGCACTTGTCCCCGAACTGTACCAACTCAGAGGCAACCGCTGTGAGCGTGCTCTACGTTCCTGGATTGACCAGTACCGGCAATCCAACCGGGACATGTATGCTCTGCTGCATGGCAATAAGAACCTTAACCGCAAACGCAAGGTCAGTGAGATCGAAGCTAATATCCTCTTAAGTATATTGCTACATCCTAATCAGGTAACCATCGGTTCTGCCATCACCCTACTCAAATCTCAAGCTAGGCTGGGACGTTATGAGTCGCCTACCAGCAAACCCACGCTGAGGCGTTGGTGTGAGGAGTGGAAGAGCGATAACCTGGCGATCTGGGAGCAGACCAGACAGGGCAGCAAGTATGTGGCAGAGCACATCATCAAGACCATCCACCGTGACAGCCGACTGCTGAGAGTGGGTCAGGTCTGGGTGGCGGATGGGCATACCCTGGCGTTTGATATCCTCAATCCCAAGACCGGCAAAGCGCAGCGCATGACCCTGATCATGGTCTTCGACTGGGCAAGCCGCTATCCGGTGGGAGCTTCACTCGCATTCACTGAGGACAGTCAGCATATCCAGACCGCCTTTCGCAACGGTTTCCTGAACTGGGGAGCTTTGCCGGACTGTGTTTATCTCGATAACGGCAAGGCGTTCAAAGCCAAGCTCTTCCACGAACAGTGGGAGGAGCATGATCTGGAGCGGGAGTTGGGAGGGATCTTCCCCAAGTTAGGAATAGAAGCTCATTTCGCTGAAAGCTATAATGCCAAAGCTAAGGTGATCGAGCGGTTCTTTAAAACCTTCCAGGAGCAGTTTGAGAGGTTCATCTCCTCCTTTAGAGGTTCTAATATAGCCGATAAACCTGCCACCCTGATGCGGAATGAGCGATGGGTTAAGAAGATGTTCGAATCCACTCCCCCTACCATCGAAGAGACGATGCGGATGATCGGCTTCTATATCCGGCACATCTATGGCGAAAACGAGCATGGCGGTCTCAGCAACCGCAAGCCTTGGGAGGTATTTAGTACAGCTCCCCTGCCTCAGGACCGGCTGGTCATACCTGGTAAGCTGAACTTCCTGATGCTGAGCGCTGAGCGTAAGGCGGTGCGCAGTGAGGGGATCAGCTTCAATAAACTCCAATACTGGCATCCTGCCTTAATCGACTATATGGGCAAGCCGGTGGTCTTCCGATACGATTACGGAGATGCTCGTTGGATCATGGTCTATGACACCAAAGGCAGCTTCATCTGCCAGGCAGAGCTGAGAAGGCTGCAGCATCCGTTCATCCATATAGATAAGGACAACCCGGTCTCGCATAAAGAGCTGAAACAGGAATACAGCCAGGTCAAAAAGCTGCAGAGGCTGACTGAACAACGCTCCAAGCTGTTCGTTAAGCGCAATCAGGAGTCGGTGGATAACCTGCTCAAGCCCTATCTGGAGATCACCCCGGAAGCGAATCCCACTTTTATCCAACCACCTATGATCACCGCTCCCAAACCCGGAGCAGAGGAAGAGCTCGCCCGGCTGGAACAGTTGGTGGTCGGGCAGATGCAAACCGAGCTGGCAAAGACAGATATGCCCGGCTCACCTGCACCCACCCCGGATACGGTAGACCTGACCAATGACCTACCCAATCCCTTCACTGATGCCAGCTTCGCTGAGATGCTGAAAACCATCGGAATTAAATAAAGGAGTAAACATGAAACAAGGCAAACTTGTGCCGATCACCAATGTCAGGAAAGCCGATGCTTGCATCGACTTCCTGCTCAAACGCCCCCGTCTGGAAATGGTGGGACTGGGCATGCTTTACGGCAGACCCGGGCTCGGCAAGACCACCTATGCCCAACGGGTTGCTTATAGCAGAGGCTATGTCTATCTGCGACTGGAGTCCACCACCACGCCCAAGACCTTCGCCCGGGAGCTGCTGCAAAGCCTGTACATCGCCTTCGGTATGGGGGACTACGTGCCGGCAGGAACCACCAACGCTTTATATAAGCAGTGCATTCAACTGCTCTACGACCATGAGGACACCGTCATCATGATCGATGAGATCGACTATGCCTTCCGTTATCCCCAGTTATTAGGCGCAGTGCGGGACTTGGTGGATGAGACCCTGGCGGTGGTCATCCTGGTGGGGATGCAGAATGCCAAGGACAGGTTGAACCAGATCAATGAGTACTACTTCGACCGCTGCAATTACTTCTATGAGTTCCAGAGTGTCAGCAAAGCCGATATCAAACTGATCACCCAAGAGGTGATGAGCATCGAATGCACGGATACCCTGGTCAACTACATCCATCACAATGCTGCAGGTAACCTGCGCAAAGCCATGAAACTGATGCATATGCTGGAGAGCAGATACCAGCTTAATCCCATCCAGGCTATGAACGATGTCACGGCTCAGGGGGCGCTATGACCGAGCGAGACTTAATCCTGCGCTTTGTCACCAACTTCAAGTCGTTCTACAGCCTTGATCTGGTGGTGGAGTGCACCGGTCTGGACCCTGAAGTGGTCAAATCCTACTTCAAGTCGCTGGTGATGTGTGATGTGATCCGCAGAATATCCAAGCATGAGCAGATCTACGTCACGCAGAGAAGTGCCAATACTCTGAAGATCTGCACCATTCACAGCCGGAACTGAGTGTATAACTTGAAGGACTGCCAGGATATAGCTGCCCTGCTCAAGTGCACCCGGGTCAAAACGATCAGGGAGATCGCCCGCCTGCTGAACCGCAGCCGCCAGTGGGTGTATATGTATCTGGAGGCTTTGATCTCAGTGGAGGTGATTGGAATCAATGAGTCCGGCTATTATACCAAGAACTTCGCCAATATCTATAAGGTAGGCTCCGTGATCAAGAAGGGCATCATCAATGAACTGAGAGTTGCCTGCGGTATCAAACCGGATAGAAAATCCATCCCCAAGTCCAAACCCAAGGTTAAGCTAAAGACTAAAGCCCAATCCCGAACCAGGCAAACAGTATCCCAGCGGCGGTCACTCAGGCGGACTGAGCTGACTGCTGGCATCTGATTAAACAGTAGGCAAGAGGCATTCTATGACACAGGAACTACGGGAACGCAAACTACGTCAGGACATCCATGCCCTGAGGGTCAAGAAGTTCCACTGGCAATTGGACGGCTTCAGGTTCATCCTCCAGGGTCTGGGTTACGGTGACTCGCTGAGGGCTTTATCTGAAGTCAAGCTAACCGAACTCAAAACCCTCCTGCTAACCTACCGCAAGCATGGTCGTCCCCAGTCCTTCACCTTTGATAAGCAGGGCAGGTTCATGTTCGCTCTGATGAAACAGGCTGGCTGGACTGACTCGGAGCTCAGAGCATTCATGATCAAGCACTTCCACAAAAGCCACTGGAATCTGCTGGCTATTCCGGAGCGTAGAGCGGTAATCGCTATGCTGCAGAACTATATCCATAAAGCCGGGTACCCTGCTGCTAATAATGAAAATCAAAGCTCAAATGAACATACAAGCACAACTATAAATAAACCACACAAGGAGAACACTAATGGAACAGACAGCCAAGCCCAAGACTAAGAAGACCACCGACCGTACCAGAACGGATGCCAATGGACAGAGCATCCCCATCTCGGTCATCAAACCTGAACTACTGCAGCAGGACACTGTCGTTAGCAAAACCATCGACCGGGTCAAGAAACTGCATGACCGTATCGTCTCCGACAAAGCCAAGCTCTTCGAGGAAGTGGAACTCTATCTGCAATCCGTAGCCGAGAAGAACGGACTCTCCTGGAAAGGCAATGCCCTGCTCAACAGCTTTGACGGCAAGTACCGGGTGGAGATCAGGTTCAAGGAGCACATCCAATTCGGTCTGGAGTTACAACTGGCTAAGCAGAAGATCGATGAATGCCTCAAAGCCTGGACTTCCGACTCCAACGTCAACCTCAGAGCCATCATCAGTGAAGCCTTCCAAGTCGATAAGAAAGGCGAAATTGCCAAGTACCGTATCCTCAGATTACGTAGATACAACATCAAAGACCCGGTCTGGAAGGAAGCGATGGAACTGATCGATGCCGCTATCCAGGTCGTCTCCACCAAGCAGTATATCACCTTCTATGAGAAAGACGGCTCCGGTCAAGCCCACCAGATTGTGCTCAATTTCACAGCTCTGTAGATGGAAACTGTGGTATCGTTATGCATCAGGATTTGAACAAAGCACAGGAGAGTGAACTATGACACCTTATAACACCAATACCGCAGAGGAGATACAGATCATGAACGTATTCAAGGCTGAGCGCAACTACCGCCCCGATGAGATAGCCGCTGCTCTGCGGGTTGACCGCTCCAGCGTATACCGCTGGATCAGGGATATCCTTGACCCTCTGCCGGCTTTCCGCACCAAGGAAGGCGGACAACTGCGCTGTACAGGCAGCGATCTGAACGCCTACCTGCTCAAGCACAAGGTCCGTCCTGAGTATGAGTAATAACATCGGGTTCCGCATTAAGCGGGATAATTGCAAAGTGACCTATTTGAACGGAAAGACGGACACAGCCGAACTGGCAATAATTTATGGAGTGTCCGAGATCACCGTTCGCAAGTGGATCAAGTCGGGTAATTGGGATAGCCTGTTCAAAGAAGAGCGCAAGCTCGATGCCGAGATCAGGACGGCTCGCAAGAGAGCCCTGATCCAAGCCCTGAGGGAGTATGCCAAGAACCCGGCTGATACCGCTCTGCAGTCTTTAGTCTCTCTGATTAAGCAGAACCAGAAGGATGACGAACCTGCCAAGGAACTCAATGACTATATCGTAAAGTTTTTAGATCAAACCACTGACTTCATGGTCGAGAAAGGCTATGAGACCTTACTTAAGCAGTTCCAGGCTATCGTCCTAGATCTGGCTGATTATCTACGTATTCGTAACGGATAATATTATGACAGCCCTCCGATACCCCCTGACCCCAAGTCCTCCTATCCCCAGTTATGCCTAAGAAGTTTATTCAAAGGCATAACAAGGCACTGACGGAGATCGCCTCAAAAACGATCTCCGTTTTGCCATTTATAGACGATAATCCAGAGGCTAAGGAAGATCGAATAGCCAGAACCAAAGGGGATGACTGGGATGCTTTCTCATTCTTTGCCAGAACCTATTTCCCTCATGTCTTTACCTTACCTTTCTGCCCAGCCCACGAGACGATGTTTGATGAAACTGATAAGAGCACAGGCATCATCTCTATCACCGGTTTTCGTGGGTTGGGCAAAACGGTACTCATGGGTGTGGTCTATCCCATCTGGAAGATAATCAAGGGTGAACGTTATGTGATACATACTGCAGCCGATGTCGATTTGGCGCAAGAACGTACTGCCTTTACCTTGCATGAGTTAATTAACAACCGAAGACTGTTATCTGACTTCTCGGAGCTGCAGCCGGTGGATACCCTGGATCTGGACTTCTATCTAAAGAATAAGACCCGCATCCGAGCCAGGAGTATCAAACAGTCCCACCGGGGAACCATCAATCCCAAAACTGCCAAGCGACCGGGACTCTTGATCTGTGACGATATCGACAAAGAAGAGAACATGGGCAATCAATCCATCGGTAAGCGCAGAATGGAGAAGATCACCCAGGAGATTGCCGGTGCCTTGGACCCGGGACAACCCGGCAAGGTAATCTGGCTGGGGAACCTGGTACACCCCAATTATGCCATCTGCCAGTTCCTGAACCTCATAATAGACGAAATAAAGGCAGAACACCCGGAAGTCGACTCCAATGTCGTATCTGTTCTGAAAACCCACCAAAAAACGATTTTGCGCTTTTCTTTGGAGAACCCTGACGGTACATCAACCTGGGAAGAGCAGTATCCTACCACTACCTTACATAACCTGAGAGCCAAGTTCGGTAATACAGGCTACCAGAGAGAGATGTTGGGACAGCCGGTCATTGAAGGCAATATCTTCAAGCATCACTGGTTTACCAAGTATAGAACACTACCAATCCCCACTCAAATGAAACGGGTCTGGCTATATGCTGACCCGGCCTGGGGAGAGAAAGGCTGTTTTAAGGCAGTCATCTCCATCGGTTATGATGGTAATAAATTTTACGTTCTCAGTGTCTGGATACGTCAGACTGAGAATACCAAGTTCTTCCGGTATTACTATGATACCTATCAGGAATTGGACAGAACCTATAGAGTCAAGTTCAGATCAGCTATTGAAACAACCTATGGACAAGGGCGTATCTTATCCGACTTTGACAGGTGGGCAACCGATAACCATTTACCACCCATTTCCCATAGGATCAAGCGCATCGATAACAAGGAAAACAAGAACCTGAGAATAGAGAGAACCGAGACGCTCATTGAAACTGCCAAAATCCTCTTCCCGGACGGGCAGGATACTCCCACCCTGATCAGTCAGTTCCTGACCTATCCTGATGGCTATATCGATGGCTGTGATGCCTTGGCTGGATGTCTGGAACGTTTTTCCGAGTACGACATTGGCAGAAACAGAGTCAGGGTCAGGAGATTTATCTTTAGATGAACTACTATGACCAGGTTATGCTTGAATATTACCGGGTGTTGAATAATGCTTGGAAGACCGAAGTCAGAGATGCTGCCAGGTTAGCTATCCAGATGCTGAGTGATATGCCAAGAACAGAAAAAGTAAACAAAAACCAGATAGATAAGATGATGGACATCATCAATACCAAGTTAGGAGACGACTTCTCAGCTCAGGTCAATGAACCGACCAAAGCCTACATCGACCGCTGTATTAGACTGGGACTCAGGGATACGCAGGTTCAGGCACCAGTTAAGATATCCGTTGGACTCTGGGGAATAGAAGAACAGCACTTATCATCCACCATCCAGAAACAGCAGATCTTCTGGCTGGGTAACCATTTTGAGGCTGATATCCGACAAAACTTCGCAGACGTGCTCACTCAAGCCATACAACAGGGCTATACCAAAGAAATGCTCACTGAGACCCTAAAACAGCAATTCAGTGACATCGTAGATAAGTCTCAAGCATACTGGCAGGGCTTGGCTGAGCATACGGCTCTCAGGATAAGAGAATTTGGCAGACTGCAGGGATACAAGAAAGCCCAAGCTAAGTACTACAAGTTAGTAGTTATCCTGGATGACCGCACCAGTGACATCTGCCGGGCTCTGGCAGCCCAGGACAAGGTTTATCCCTTAAACGATGCAGTAGAAGTAATGGATAACCTGATGGCTTTGGATACCAAATCCAGTAGCTTGGATGATGCTCGGGAGTACATCAAAGCCTTAGCCCCTTGGGTTAAGAATGACCAGATAGTCTATAACAACCAGGATGAGCCGATTGGTGTTTCAGGAGCACACACTCCCTTCCCGCCATTTCATTGGAAGTGCAGGACGACTACTATAATTGTCTAAGGGGTTAACTAGTTCTTCTATGTTGATTGATAAGTATTGTATTGAGTCTTTTTAAGTCTCGCATATTAAGATCTTTTAGAGATGATATTGGGGATTTTAAGGGTATGTTTTGATAAGCGATATGATAAAGCTCTTCCTTCTCAATTCCTAAGGTCTTTGCTCTTGCATAAATGGAAGTGTAAAGCTTTTTCTTCCACAATTCAGGATCTTTCTTACGAATTGAAGGCATTGCCATATTAATCTGGGTATGTAAGTAATTGATAGCATCATCACCAAGTTCAAGTGGTATCAATTCATACTTGGTAACTTTAAACCTATTTTTTAATGAACTCCATACTTCTGCACGAGCTTTAGCCATAGAATAACCGGCAGATTGTTTCATTTCACAGAGTTCTTTAACCAGTATCGATAACTTAACTGCTGTCTCAGTTGTTATATACTTTCCTCCAGCATCGTATAAGACGTTAGTCTGGTGAACCACCTTAGGATTAATATTAATGTCTCGACCTGCAACTACATTCTTATTACCTATTACTGAAATAACATTTGAACTTTCTCCCAGAGTGTTTGTTACTGGGATAAATGAGCCTTCAGCAACTTGTTGGTAGAGATGGTCACGTAAACGTTTAAGTTCTTCAGTTGTAAATTTTTGACCTTTAGGATGGTTTGGATTGTAATGCCCAACTTCAGCATGGCAATTAAAGCAAAGAGCAATGCAATTATCATAACTATCATCGCCACCTTCTGCTAAAGGGACTATGTGATGAGTCTCTATCTTAGTTCCCAAGTATTTTCTACATAGACAGCAGTTCCTTCCAGAAGCTTTCAAGGCTTGTTTCTTAACTGATTTATTAAAAGCCATAACATCCTCTTCGCTTTTTGATAGATTTGGCTTTGCCTTTTCTAGGCCTATTTAGAATTCATTAGAAGTCTAGTAGATCAATAGGTAGATCACTAATATCTCTTAAGCGTTTCCCCTTGATGAGAAGGTTAAGCATATCAAGAGATCCTTCATCCTTTAATTCCTTAGCAACTTCCATCATTTCATATAAAGCAAAGTGGTATACGCAATCTATATCACCCGTACCAAGAGCAACAGATGCTATTCTATTGGGATATGGTTCAGCTGTAACTAACATTATATGGGGAGTATGTCCTTTTCGATTTCTGATTAGGTTTAAGCCCTCGGTTCTTGCATTTTGAGACCGGTCGCTTCTTAATGTCCACTTACAAGATATGCTTGCGTGTAGAATTTCAAAGTCTGTGTTATTAACTAGTCTCATAGGAGTTAGTCGAGATGTTGATTTATCGATAATACACTTGGTTTTGTTTATCTGTTCATCTGTTAATGGTTTGACACCCAACACAATATCAGGTTTGATTATATAGTCTCCAAGGATGGTTTTGAGTTCAGGATGCTCTGACATTGCATTATCGAGCTGAATGATATGTTCATATTGTTCAAATTTTGATATTTCTCTTTGCGTATAGAGAGAATATTCATGAGAAATCTGGTCTTTTACTTCAATAAGACAATTCCTGATATAATCTAATGTTACATTTTCAAACTGCTTACCTGTCGTTTGACCCGGATTATGTCCAGCTTTTGTTTCAGCTATGATTTTCTCAACAATTCCTTTTGCAATATACACACTAATCTTACTGCTCTTATCTGCATTGTTTGGAATCCCTTGTTCATTTACAACCAACACTTGATGGAAGATATCTTTGTGATAAGTCTATACGATGCTTTTGCAAGCTAAGAATTTTCTTTTTCATTTATCCTTCCTAAAATCGATTATAAACTCTGTATGCTATGCGGGATTCTATTTGGGGAATTAGTCTTTACACCTATTAGAAACTGGCATCATACGTTTATCCCGATCAATATCTCTTTCTTGTATATTATCTAGTATAAGACCAAGTGATTGAGCAATTTCTATTAAACACTCATGAGTTAATACGTCTATACCATTGATGACGGAAGATGCTACAACTAAAATGGCATGCTTACCGGGTTTCAGTGCTCGCCTTATCTGCTCCAACATAAATAACATGTCAGAAAAGTATTTTTCAAGCCTTCTACCCTTAGAATTATCTTTCCCCATTATTGTTTCTATGGTGTTTAAAGTTCTGACTGGCAACTGATATGAATTTCTACTTAATGCCAGTTCACCAATCATATGTTTTCTGATCTCAGCTAGTTGTTCGATGCTATAACCTAGCCATACTAGTGCAAACTTATGCGCTCTTAAGTAATCAATAGCGTTATTAGCATAGGGTGGCGAAGTCACAACAAGATCTACTGAATTACTGTCCAAAGATAGTGTTCTTGCATCCCCATGGATCAAAACGGGTGCATTCTGTTTATTAATTTGATAGTAAAGTCCATAGTCTTTTATTATACTACTATATTTTTTCTCGAATTCATCAATAGGAAGTACTATTTTTTTGCTTGAGACCTTATGTGGTCTAGTATGTGCAAGATCAGCAGCATAACATATATTTCCATGCTTAGTGATAACAGTAGCCGATAACACTAAGCAAAAAAAATCTCTGATTTGCTCATTTGATATAGATAATATATTGTTAGATAAAGCTAATAACTGATTAATGCTGTCTTGTGGGAACCAATATCTAATGAATTCTTTAGTTTTTTCGGTGAACCTCGTCTCAAACATCTGATTTAAAGCTTTGGATTTATCTACAATAGAATTCACTATTCTACTATGTTCATCTATTATGTCTTGAAGCGAAGCAGTACAGAACTTACCCTTAATATTAATTATTGATAGGGGGTCAACATCAAATCCGACTGATTTTCTATTTAATCTCTGAGCCTCAATTAAAGTTGTACCTGACCCTGACATTGGATCGAATACCAAGTCACCCTTTCTAGTAAAAAAATTTATGTAAGTTTCTGGAATGTCAGGGGGATACTTGGCAGGGAAAGAATGCCAGCGATGTCTCGTGTCTATGCTTTTATTATTCTTTTCTTTGTTTAGTTTATCCAAATCATTATCGTCCTATCTATTAAATCATCGGAGTTATCTTCTACCAAATGTGATAATTGTCAATACCAAACTAAGTGAGTCCCTGTGACTCTCAAACTTTTTCAGGAGCTATTGATAAAAAAGCCCAAGGATTATCCTTGGGCTTTTAGTTATATAATGTCGCTATTTAAGCATCATCACTTTATGTGTATCAACTTTGTTTCCAATACCAATTCGCACTAAGTAGAGCCCTGAACTTACTGCCCTACCGTTATTATCCTTCCCGTCCCACACAATCCGATGACTGCCTTTTGGAATTTCATTATTGATAAGATCTTTTACCCGCTGTCCTTTTACATTATAGATTGCCATATCCACTTTGCTTTTTACTGGAATATAGTAAGCTATTGTTGTTGTTGGATTAAATGGATTAGGGTAGCTGGCTGTTATACTAGGCTTTGCAGGTATTAGATTATTGTAGTCTTCCTCATGTTTATTCATTAAGTCATACAACAAAGCCCAATGCTCATCATGTTTCTGACTGAAAGTCGGCAGATCAGGATACTTGTATTGTTGATACTTAGTTGTTATCACCTGCTTAGGAGCATCTAAATCATATAATTGCAGGATTATTTCCAAGTCAAGAACCGCCAACAATGAGTCAATTTCACTGGAGGGATTATCAATGCGGAGTTGAATCAGATTGATTGCATTCTGATACTCCTCATCCTCGATATAGGATTTTGCTAAGTAATCTTTGAGCAAGGCTGCTAATTGCGGGTCATCCACAGCATATTGTATAGCTTTTAGATCAAAATAACCAGATTTTACCCAATTTACATTGTTATTGAAATAGGCTAAACGATATATTCCATCAGCAGCTATAGGTAAAAACCTTTTTTCCTCAGGTAGAGGATCATCCAATATTGCTTTATACAAATCAAATGCTTGTTCATTCAATGCCTGAGCTTCAAAAGTTAAAGCATTATTAATCCTGTCATCTATGTCAGGAGGTGGTGCTGGCATACTATTTGATGGATCATATACTTCAACGAAAACATATCCTCGATATGGATCATTTACTCTACAATCAGAATCCTGAAACCAATTTCGGCTGGCATCGATTCTATGCTCAGGAAGGACGTTTCCATTGTAGTAATTACCATCAAAATTGAAATCATAGGCAATATATCCTGTTTGATTCTCAAAATAGTGATAAAAGTCATTGTGTCCTCTTATCAATTGAATAGTAGCTTCATAAGGCTGCTGGTCATAGAATTCGATATTATTTACCCGATTATGGAATACGTTATTAGCGTTTCTGCTTAAATTTAAATTTGATTTCGCATGATTCACAATACCATTCTGATTTAGATTGAAATAACTAGTTTCAATCCTATGATTTGATCCTCTGCTCTCAATACCAGTATCAGCATTATAGAAATCTGAATTATAAACTCCGTTCATGTACCATATTTCTGGAGCAACTGATAATTCAGTGACAATGCCTTTAGATCCGTTTGTAAAATGACACTCATTGATGTAAGGAGTCGCTGCAGACAATCTGACACCGATTCCATTCAAGTTGAAATTGCAGTATTCTATTTTGGGTACATAGTTCTTGCTAATTGCCTTTATACCCTCAGTACAATTAACAAAATGACAGTAAGCTATACTATCTCTTTCGCTAATATTAGATGCTTTTGAAACTCCAAATAAGAGATTCTGAAAATTCACATTATGCAGAATTATTCGATTTCTCATTTGCCAAATCAAGATCCCTTTAGAGTTCGTATTGGAGTTTCCTGTGAACCCCTTCCCTTGCACAGAATTGATGATTTGAGTAGCGAAACCTGAATTTGGATTGTTTAAGATCAAACCATAAGCATTTTCGGGCACACTGAAATTGCTATTTGACACTAAAAGATTGCTATTAGTTACATTATGGCTAAAAGCACCCTTCAATTCGGTATTACTCAGGATTATCGTACTTGATTGAGATGCCCTTAAACCACCCCACCTTAGGGTATTATTCTGTTTATTCCATATTCCACCTTCAACACTCAGTGATCCTCCATTCACTTCAATTAATACACCTTCTCCAAAGAAACACCGGGCATTGTCAAAATTCAGATTTCCATTAGGAGCAACAGAAATGTGAACACCTGCTTCGACAATCACACTGTCTCTGAATGTGAATGAAGCTCCTTCTGAAATGTTTATCCAACAATTACTTTTTATCCTAGTGGTTGTTCCATCTAACATAGTTACCTGTGTACCTGGTGATAAATTAATATTACCTTCCAAAACAACCCTATGAGCTAGTATAGCATTTGTATTAACTTCTTGGGGCAGAGTTGAAATCATATCTAGTAGTTTGCCATCACCTGGTCCTATGGGTACTCTGATGTCCTGAGTGTTTTCAGTATTGTAGTAAATAATATCATCATAAGGATCATGCATGGCTAGATGGGTTCCGAAATGAGTATATGCTTGACTGCTGGGAGTAAAAATCACAGCTTGATATGGAGCTGGCTCGAAACAATTGTCAAAGTTGTCATTATTAGTTGTTTGAGGATTATAACCGGGTCTTACATAATTCGCTCTTCTATTTACGATCATAAAACTTGGATCCTGGCTATCTTTGTAAACACCGCATTGAATGTATCCTCTGTAGATACCATTTTGCACAAATTCAATGTATGCATTGTCTAACATAACCGTAGATATTGGCATTACGGAAGGATCAGGATTAGTAGATATGTTTAGTTTCCCGGCAAACTGCCATGCTCTTTGATTTATAAGCTTACCATAAATGCTTATCTTGGAATTAGCTTCCTGCAAAGCATAATAATTACTTAAACGATCATAATTTTCTGCTGAATTACCAGGATAACGGAATTTTACTGGATTAAATTCAACTATATCTTTTGATGTAGGTTCGTATGCTGTTACAAATCGGTAATCCATAATTCCGTTTGCACCATAGCATAAAGGTAAATATTGCAACATTTTTTGTGTCTCTGCTGGTGGGCGTATCCATGAGTACCAATTTTGAGTACTTCTCTTCCATTGTCCAAAAGTTTGCACGATTGGTATAAACCGCATTCCAGGCGAACTTATGGTTGCCTCCTTGCATTGCTTGTATTTCGCACAGACTCTATCATCCAGAATATTCTGAATAAAATTTGGACTATTAAAATCTGAGTCCCATATTACTCCTGGTCTGAGTGGATAAACATCTGGTGCAATAATATTGGGATCAACATAATCTATAAATGCTTTTTGGTGTTGATAATATTTCTCCATAGGATCGGTTGAACCTGGAGATTTTACCATACTCTTTCTGTATTCATAACTTGCTGTAAATATAGTGGGATTAGTACCTGAAATGCCGTTTTGTACCCTTTTGTAGGAATCGAACTGGGGTTGGTGAGGTTCGTCGAAGCTGTAAAAATATCTAATGTTGTTTCCTGGTGCTAGATTTTTTATATAGTTTATTCGATTGTTTAGATACTGATTGGTTAGTGTCTCTTCAGTTCTCATTTTTTCATGGATACTGTCTTCCATTTCGAGATAGTCTAACACAAGATCACTATTTCCGTACCAATAAAGCCTGGGAATGATGTTTGATAGAGAATATCTGCCTGGTAGCTGTTCATCTCCGGTCAACATGCCAAGATTTTTTAAGGTTAGTAACCTGATCTTTAAAACTATGAGTTTGTTACCAAAGCCATCTACTGGAACACCAGTTCTATCATAATCATATTGTGTTAGAATGGTTTGCGTTCCCTCCTCTTCAGCTTGTATATTTATATGGGGGATCTCCACAAAATTACCACTCCAGTCATATCCACATAGTTCAAAGCGAAGTAAATCAATAGGATTAGCCTCATTCCGGTCGAAATTATCCAGTGTTAAAGCAAAAGTAAAATAAACGTATGTATTTTGCATCATATGATTGTTTAAGGTTGTGTCATAATAGAAGTTTAAAAACTGACCTTCTTCTCCAAGCCTGCTATAAGTTGTGCTGTTCTCATTTCTCCATCTAAAATATGTGTCATTATATGCGTACCCGCCAATATTGCTTGGACTGCGGAAACATTTCCAGATATGCTCGTTTGACTTTCCGACTAAGTATTCTTCTCCACCAATTCGGATAGTTTCACCCAAATTATTCGTAGCTCTTGAACTATAGTACAATTGATCATTTAAATGATCTAAACCAACTATATCAGAATCTGCAAAATATTCTGCTTCATATCTTTTGTAATTTGAAAGAGATAAATTGTGGGTCGTGTATTTACTGCTGGATTGGAACGCGTCCCAACTCTTATCAATCATGATAGCATCGATAAATCGTGCATCCATAGCATTGAGCATTGATGTCACTGCAGGAAGATTGGTTGGAGTCTCATGCTCATTGCGTATCTGGACGATAGTGCTATTATACCCGCATTGCTGCATAAAATCAAACATAAGCGTCGGGTTATAGTGGCTCCAATAAGTGTAGTTACCATTTACGAAATCATCCGAATGTTTGGCTGACATTGTGAACCAAACCACTAATACAATGACTAGTATGAAGAGCTTTTTCTTCATCTTATCCTCCTTTATTTGATGGATATTGTTTTAGTTATCAGATTTCGGGATTTTGTATTGATTGATAAGATATAATTCCCAGATTGGATATGTTTTATATCACCAGACCATTTTCCTGATTCAATTTCGGAATCGGTAAGTTTGTATTTAGCTATACATTGACCCTTGATGTTGTATATAGAGACTTTAATGGTGTTTAGATTTTTATAACCACTTCCAATAAAAACTATGTTAATTTTGGTTAGGTTTTTTTTTATTGGGTTTGGGAAAACCATAATATCCCATACTGCTGTATCGGGTTCAGGTAAGATGTGATCTTCGTTACTTACAGTTGTGTCTGCAAGTTGGGCATTACCGGCATATATGTGAATTCTGCCCTGAGCAGTTTCAGGACCAGAATCGGAAATCGGTTGAGATATTGCCACATCACAGAAACCATCATTATTGAAGTCCCCTGCTGCCTTTGCCCAGCCAAATTTCTCTGCCACCCCCGGAGGTGCATACAAGGTTAAGTCCAGAGTATTGTTGAAATTACTGCCTCCCATCCAGACATATGCTCTGCCATCCTGACCGGCATAGAGGTAATTTGAGGATATCAAGTCTTCATAACCATCATTGTTCAGGTCTCCATGAACAATTGTATATCCTCCTGCTTGATTAGTAATAATTGGAGGTAGTGTTATATCCCATTCTGTAATAAGGTTTTGTGACCCATACCAGATTCTAATGCCACTTGAATTCATAAAACTGGCAAAATCATCTATTCCGTCTCCATTGATATCACCCAACGGACTAGCATCATAATAAATAACACTGTTAGTATTAGGACATAAAATCAAGCTATCAACTACTGGGAATGAGCTATCGCCATAATGAACGCTAAGTCTATTTTGTGTACTATCGAACGGGTAGTAAGGGTATATAACATGATAATCATCCACTCCGTCATTATTGACATCTCCAATTCCATTGATTGAACTACCAACACCAGCTCCGACAGAATATAAGTCTAGTATATCGTTATTCATTGCATCAATAAATCTAATTGAATTAGTCGTACTTGAAATTCTTAATGAGAATCCTAAATCAGAAAAACTATCATGGTTGATATCACCTAAAGAATATACACTCGTTAATCCATAGTATTGACTATTTAAGAACGAATATTGTCTGTCTGGAATTGGACTAGGCTGTTGTCTTCCGTAGAAAATCAGGATTTTCCATAGTTGGTTCTCAGAGCCCCAGTAACCCAGATCTTCGATACCATCTCCATTTACATCACCGGCATTGAATATCCACCCAAGCCCATATTGTCGCTGATAGGTTCCGGGAATCGTGGCACTAATTGTGTTGTCGAAGTTTGTTCTGCCCCAATAAAAATTGATTCTGCCGTACATTCTGTTTGTAAAATCCAGTACACCATCAGGATTCCAGTTCTTTTCCAAAGCGACTATATCTTTAATGCCATCTCCATTGAAATCCAAACTGGCAAGTGACCAACCCAAACCACACCCATTGAAACTACCAGTCATGGTTGTGAGAACATTCATGTGATTCTGTGCTGATAAAAACGAAATACTAATAGATAACGTCAGTAGTAATACGTACCGTAGCAGTACTTTTCTCATAACACCTCCTTAGAAATATATTTATATACATATATCTCTAACCTATCAAAAACCCTACATAATGAGAAAATCTACAATTCCTATAAATATTACACAAAAGAACCTGTCAAGATATTTTTTGTGGCATCCTTAGGCATCCTTTTTTGTCAGCATACGAGAACGTGTTTTCATTGCTCCAGATTAATATTATGGAGTTTACATGGAACCAAGCCTTTTGCAGAAAATCAAAAAACAGCTTATTCACCATGAGGGTTTGAAACTCAAACCCTACCGCTGTTCTGCCGGAAAGCTGACCATCGGCGTAGGTCGCAATCTCGAGGCTAATGGCATCTCTCAAAAGGAAGCTATTGTCCTGCTTGAGAACGACATCCTGCGCTGTGAGAACGAGCTCCTGGCTGAGATTCCTGAAGTCTATTCCGGTTTGAACGAGACCCGCAAGTCTGTACTGCTCAACATGTGCTTCAACCTTGGCATATCCGGACTGTTAGAATTCAAGAATACCCTGGCATTCATTGGTGCCGGAGATTTTGAAAGAGCTGCCAATGGCATGTTGGCATCTCGTTGGGCGAAACAGGTTGGTCGTAGAGCTATTGAGCTGTCCGAACTGATGAGGAAAGGCTGATGCCGGCTGCTTTACCGGTTGAACTGTCTGAAGTCCTGATCTTCTTAAATTTGCCTTCTGAAATGCAAAGCAACTCTGTCTTCAAACTGCATCAACCTCTGGTCTTCGAAACTCTCAGATCTGTCGTGTTGGATAACTTTTACCAATCAGCCTTTGATCCCAGAGTGGGAGAAGAAGATCCTCTGTATATTGCCTTCCAGTCTGCCTATTGCTTCTTTATGCTCCATTCCACTTTAGAGTTCCTCAATTTAAAGACCCTGGGCGAGGGAATCGTAAAGACTGTAGGATTAGACCAATCCGCTACCGAACTGCTCACAGGTGCGGAAATCGATGCCTTTAAGTCCAAACTTGAGCTCAGAGCACTGACTGTCCTGTCTGCCTACTTGAATGATGCCGGAAAAGAAAGATTGAGCATTATTGTGCCGAGACCACCCCGGGTCATCAGGGTCGGAGTAATTTGATGGCAGAACGCGTGTTTGAGTCTGCTGATGAACTGATGGCTGAGATTTTCAGAGCTATCTATACCGCCTTGGAGAGCAGACTACATTTGATTGGGTCAGTGATCGATGCCGATACCCGTAAGGAGATCCTTGCACAGAACATCTATGACAAGGGTGATTTCTACGGCAATACGGGATACCTGGTCGAGACCCAGCCTTCCGGCATGACTCTCAGGGTCGGCTCCAATGTCAAACACGAGCCTTTCGTTTTGGGTGGTAAGGTGCCTTCTTGGACTCCCATTGCTCCGCTAATCGCTTGGGTCGAACGCAAGCACCTGGCTTGGATTGACAAGGAGAAAGGCAAGCAGCTGACCATCGCTGAGATCGCATATCTCATTCGGGGCAAGATTAAAAGGGAAGGCATCGCTGCCCGTAATGTCTTTGCTGAAGTGATCACCAACCGGGAGCAATGGATATATGAGCAGTTGAACTCCATCGAGGTCAGGTTATGACCAACTTGGAGCGTTTTCTGGCTCAGAGGGACAAGATAGTCCAGGCACTTCAGTCCTGCAGCATTCCGACCATTCTGTTCAACAAGGACAGCATCCCCAAGGACCTGCCCTGCGCCATTGTCATCCTGGATACTGAGGATGGCATCAAAGCCACCGTTCGTCAGTTTACATCCACCGATATAGCCTGGACTGTCTATCTGATCGTCAATGCTCAGAATGTGGATGATCCTGATCTGGATCTGTATAAACTCAAAGAAAAGTTCAGAGAACAGTTTATCAAGTTCCTAAATAGAGACATACCTCATATAGAGTATTACACATCTAGGATAGACGGAACCCGGACAGTCAGGATTGCCAAACTTGACCTGCTGAAGAGTGGCTCGGGAGCAGCATCATGAGGGTAATGCGCCTGGGTAGTCACAATGTGGGCATCAGTTCTGCGACTGAGCTACTGGAAAGCAAGTATAAGCCGGAAGTTGTCGATTTAGCTGTTATGAAGCGAGTCGGCAAGCGGTTGATTTCTAAAGAAGCGGAAAGCAAGAAGGTCGTAGCCCAACCTTACGCTATGAGCAAGCTGTTAGCTCTTTTAGATACCGATGAGTACCATTCGGGCTGTGTGGATGCCATCACCATGGCAACCGTCATGCAGTTTGAATGCAAGAACTCCAATGTTACAAAGTGGATGGAAACTGCCGAGTTCCCGGCCTGTGAAGACCAGACCACTATCTTAGGCGAGTTGATCAAGTTCTATATTGCCTGTGGGAATGGCTTCCTGATCAAGATGCGTAATGCCCAGGGACAGTGGATGGGTCTGGAGCGCATGCTGCCTACTGAAGTGCAGATCGTAGAGAACTATGACGAGTTCGGGTTCTTCCGCCCCAACTTTATCCAGACCAAAAACAACCAGAAGCAGGACTTTGCCTATGCTGATATCATCCACATCAAGAAAAGCACCCATAAGTCCAATGCCTGGGGTCTTTCCTGCCTGCCCATAGCTATTAATGTCGAGATACTGTCCGAGATCAAGACCTTCGACTATAACAACTTCCTGAACGGTCTGATGATCGACTATTTCGTGATCGTGGAAGGTGGAACCCTTAGGGACGGGACTGTCACCGATGAGCAGGGCAATGAAGTCCTGACAGATGCCTATACCGAGATTGAGAAAGCCCTGACCGAGGTTAAGGGCAATGCCAAGTCCCATTCCACTGTGCTGATCGAAAGCGAAAGCAAGGATGTCCGCATTCGGCTCGAACCCCTGCGCCAACAGGATCGAGAAGGTGGCTTTCTATCCCTCAAGAAAGACCTGAGAGAAGGTATCTTCGCTTATCATAGAGTTCCTGCCAGAGTCGTGTCTCAGCTCATACCGGGTCAGTTAGGTGGCGATAATAAAAGCGATATGCTGATGTTCTACCACTTTGTAATCAAACCGCTACAGGAACGTCTGGCTCTCACCTTAGCCATCGAGTTCAACTATGAGTTTAACTGGAATGTAACACCAGTTGACTTCAACTTCGGTAATCTCACAGAAGCTCTGCAGTCTGCCGATGAGCAGCTTTTTATGCAATCCCGCAACAACTAACCATACACAGGAGGTAAAGTGTACCCATTTAACAAAAACCGAAAGCTCGTCCAAAAGGGCGAACTGCGTAACGTGGAAGTGGAACTGGTCTCCCTGCTGTTTGATGAGATGACTCCAGCCAATCAGAAGGGCTTCGTCATCAAATCAGCTCAGGGCAAGTGCTATGAGCCCAAGACCCACTCCATTAAGTTCAAAAGTGAAAAGACCGGTACCCAGGGTCGGCTGTATGTCACTCTCATGGAGCCGGATGTCAAAGACAGCCAAGGTGACTATTACAACAAGGACGAGATACAGAAGTCCTGCGACCACTTCGCCAAGCATGGTCTGGTCGGCAAGAACGATGTCAATCACAACCTGCAGACAGTTCCCGAGTTTGTGGTGGTAGAGAACTACATCCTCAAGACTGCCGACAAGGAGCATTTCCCCGATACCAATACCGGAGCCTGGGTGCAGGTGCTCAAGTGCGAAGACCTGAACAGTGATCTCTGGCAGAAGGTCGAAAAGGGTCAGTTCCATGGTGTATCTATTTATGGCAAAGCCGATGACTACGGTGATACCAAGGCAGTCCTGGATGAGATCAAAGGCGAGCTGAATACTCTCAAGAAGGTCGCTGAGAAGCACAATAACACCGAACTGCAGAAAGGCATCTCCACAATCTCTGACCGTATCACTGAACTTGAAAAAGGCAGTGGTTCGGGTAACATCCTGGTCTCCGATGCCATCCACAGCATCGAGAAGAGCCTGAAAGACTTGTCTGTTACCATGAGTAAAGCCATCTCCAAGTCCATCAAAGGTGAACCGGATGAGAACCAAGCTAACATGGACAAGGAAGTCCTGATCGATGGCAACAAGGTGCTGGTCAAAGCCTCACATAAGGAAATCTACAAAGGCATAGCCGATGTCGATTCCGGCAAAGCTATGAACATCCTGACGGCAAACACTACTTCGCTGTTTATCGATGAAGTGGTGGGCAGTCAACCGGGCGATACCCTCTCTGACATCTCGGTCATACCTCTGCTCAAAGACGAGAAGATCGATGTGGGACTTATTAACGACCTGGTGTTCAAGAACTCCCTTGATGGCGCTCTGACCGCTCAGAACGTTGGCACAGCCGATCTGTCCGTACCCACCGGTATCCTGAATGCCGAGTTTACCTTGGGCAGGGATGTAGTCGAGTTCTATAAGGACAAGTATGGTGAGCAAGCCTTTGGTGCTTATGTGGAACAGCATATCGCCAAGAAGACCGAGAAAGCCATGCGTCTGCTCCTATTCAAAGGTGACAGAGCCTCCGGTACAGATAAGCTCAAAGCTCTGGATGGGGTAATCAAGTTGGCTACTGCCGGCACTGATATCACCAACCTCTCCAAGACCACTTATCCCAAGTGGGTTGACCGCTTTGAAGCCGCTCTGCTTGCTTTCAGTGATGAGCTGTTAGAAGAGCAGGAGAACTTCAAGTTTTATGTCTCTCAGAAAGATCTGATTCGCATCAGAGCTGAACTGGCAGACAGGGAAACCAATGCCGGGGATCGTCTGCTCTTAGAAGGCGGCAACGTCTCCTTTGCCGGTATCCCAGTTAAATCCAGACTCATGCCGGATGACTATATCATCGGTGGTCTGCCCAAGTTTATCATCATCGGCTACCGTACCGATGCCGAACTCAAAGTGGAACACCATGGCGCAGACTGGAAGTACCACTGGTATATCCGTATCCGTCCCGGCATCACCTATATCCCCAACTTCATCGAAGTGTTCAAGTTAACCACCTAACCATAACAACCAATAAGTAGATAAGGAGTATCTATGGACTTTATCATTAACAACCANGAGTTCATCCTGGGACTGATTGCCACNCTNATNGTCTGGCTGATAGCCTGGATAACCGGTAAGACCTTGGATAAGACCAANATCAATGCNGCNTTAGCCATGATCTTGGAGATCATCCAGGACATCAAGACCAATCCCAACACTAAGCTGTTGGACGACTATGCCAAGAAACANTTGGCAGTGGAAAGNGTATCCAAGTCCCTGCCTGCCAAACAGACCAANNTNGTGCTGAAGTTTTTNGGNACTATNGGTGGCGCAGTGGAGTTCGTGTTNCATAACCGCAAGTGGCTGTTCTCTCTCGGCAAAGCGATTAAGGGAGTATTCTAATGCCTCCCTCTCCGATCACCACACCTACCTATCCCACCGGCACTACTCAGAGTGATCTGCTGTTTTCCGCCCTGATGGAAGGTATGGTGGCAGATAAGATCTACTTCGGCTTCGGCACCTATGCCGATGCCGATGTGGATACTATCTATGCCAATAAAGCCTCAGCCGAGAGCGAACTGCTCGCCAACTTCGATTCCTTGGGCGAACTGGCTGAGAANCCGGGTAAAGCCGATTCCAAGCTGACCAAGCTCAAGACCCGTAACTACACCATACCNGGNAAGAGAACCAGTACGGTGGAACTGNCCATAGTCGGCATGTCAGCCAAGCAGAAGAACTANCTGGAAAGNCGTTCCTTCTCCGGTAAGGACATGACCATCGTGATCGTCTCCACTGAAGTGGATCGCATCATCATCTTCAATGGTATGCGTTGGACTGTCGAATGGTCGGGAGAAGCCGATGGTCTGTTCTCTGTGGTAATCTCCACTGAGTTTGCAGGCTCCACTGCCGGAAAGGTCTATCTCAAGAAGGATATCCCCGCCACCTGATATGCCTCCCAGAAAGAAAGTGACACCCGAACCTCAACTGCTGCCTGAGTGCCAATGCAAGCCTGAGATCAAAGACAAGGTCGACAGCTTGCATGAAGAGATTTATGGCAACGGTAACAGCAATAACTCACTGGTCACCCGCATGGCGAGAGTGGAGACGAACATGAAGCTGCTTCTGGGCGTCTCCATCTCCCAATTCTTTATGCTGATCGGGGTGGCTATCAAGATGTTCTTTGATTGAAATGAAAGGATTAACTATGCAAGAACCCAAACTGACCTATAACCAGCTCAGGCAGATCCTGTGCCTGACNATCTCCAACGGTACCCTNAAAGCCAAGTTNGANGACTTCCTCTCCGGCAANCTGACCAAGGTNTCGGAAGTTGAGCTGTTAGANATNATCTCCACTTCGGAAGCNGATAAAGACCTGATTCGCATCNTCTCCGGACANGATNCTGATGATCTGGATGCTGTGACNGCCTTGGAGTATATCTCCTCTTTTTTCGCCTATATCAGAGCCAACAGTCAGAGGTGCAAAAGTTGGCTCGGGAGTTTAGGATTGGCGGTGACCGGAAAGGCACCCGTTACCCCTATGAGAAGTTCGAAATGATCATGCGTAAGTTAGGCTTCACTAATGACGACTTCAACAGCCTGACTCTGCCGGAGTTGTACCTGCGCCTCTGTATGAGTGATCCCAAGGGAGATATCTGATGGATGCTTTGATCGGCTGGATCGGTGGTAAACGGCTACTCAGAAAGACTATCTCCCAGTATGTCCCTGATGACATAACGGGCTATATCGAACCCTTCGGAGGCGCTGCCTGGATGCTCCTACTTAAGGATAGGTGGGCTGATCTGGAAGTGTATAATGACCTTGATTATCGCTTGGTTAATCTGTTTCTGCAGGTTAAGTACCATCCTGATGAACTGATCAGAGAATTGGACTATATGGTCGCCAGTCGCAAGCTTTTTGGCGAGATCATGAAACAGGAAGGACTGACCGAGATCCAAAGAGCAGCCAGGTTCATGTTCCTGATTACCAGAAGTTATGGCTCAAAGGGCGACAGCTTCGGCACTTCTCAGAAGCGTGGCACTTCCAGCATGTATAATCGTCTGGAACGCATTAAAGAGCTGCACAAACGCCTGGATATGGTAATCATTGAGAACCTGTCCTATGAGAAGGTCATAGAGAAGTATGACTCCAAGTCCAACTTCTTTTACTGCGACCCTCCCTATATGGTCGGCTATACCTATGAGAATTCCAAACAGTTCAGCCATATAGATCTGCACAAGAAGCTCAAGAACATCAAGGGCAGGTTCATTCTCAGTTACGATGATAATCCTGATGTCCTGAAGCTATACAAAGGCTATCACATCAAGCACGTGACCAGAACTAAGGGAATCAACCGCAAAGAAGGTAAATACGGAGTATCATGAAGTAATCATCGCCAACTTCCCATTGGAGGTAAAGTGAACAGGTATAATCTCCTGGGTGGGTGGGCAAGCGGTTACTCAGAAAGAAGATCCTGCCTTTAATACCAAAGCATGACATTTACTGCGAGGTATTTGGTGGGGCTGCCTGGGTGCTGTTCGGTAAGAGTCCCAATAAAGAAGACTGGCAAGTATCTAATAAAAGCAGATATACAGAGGTCTATAACGATATCAATGGTGATCTGGTCAATTTCTGGAAATACATCAAGAACCACCCGGAAGCCTTTGTCACTGAACTCAACCAGTATCTAATTTCCAGAGAACTGTTCGATGTCTTTACCAACCATCAGCCCAAGACCGAACTGGAAAGGGCTATCCGTTTCTACTTTCAGTTATCCTGCTCCTACGGCTCAAGATCCAAGAACTTCTGCATCATGCAGGGCTATAAATACATGCCACTGCGCCAACTGGAGAAAGTGAAAGTAGCTTCAGAACGACTGCAGCAGGTGATTATCGAAAAGCAGGATTTTGAGAAGATCATCAACCGCTATGATAGTCCCAATACGTTCTTTTACCTGGACCCACCCTATTACACAAAGGAGCATTTATACGATAGAGAAGACGCAGACACTTTTACCAAGCATGAGGAGATGGCAATACTGCTGAGGACAATAAAGGGCAAGTTCCTGCTGTCCTACAATAATGAAGCCTACATCAAGAAGCTATATAAAGGCTTTACCATTGAAACAGTGGAAGCCCAATATACTGTCTCAGGCAGTTTCCAGACTCAGACTGAGTTGATGATCAAGAATTATTGATAATCAATCTTTCGATTTAAGATGTTTCAAGATTTGATATGAAAAAGATGATATGTCAGTCATAACTTTAATAGATTCAGCTGATGCGAATGAAAAGATAGCCAATATTACTGAAGCTACTATTGTTAATACCATTGCTATAGTGTTATCAGAGAGTTTTATGGCACCAATTAAACCTCCGATGAGTAAAACCCATCCAAGTATTGTATATATGATCACTAGACCATTTAAAGCTGGATATTTAAGACCTTCCTCGTGTAAATCAACATCATTTTCAACATATACGAAACTTGGATCTCTTCTTTTCAACTCATTAACTAATTTTTCTTTATCATCATTATCTAATACGTACTCATCTAGGATCTTCAATAAATCCTCTGATGTTACTTCCGATAATACAGATGGGGAATACCTTTCATCTTCCGGCATCTCCCATAAATCTTCAACAGTTAGATGCTTTTTGTCCATATGATCCTCCCTTAATTTATAATAATTCCTCTTTAAGATAAATATCTAAAGTGTCAATACTATTATGCCTGAATTAACTTTCAAACTCGTCCTGACTACTGATGACGCCAATCTCAAGCTGAGTGAGGTCACACAGGAAGCTTCGTCTGCCAAGGAGCAGATAGAGAAGCCTGCTGCAGTCAAGATCTCGGCTGAACAGGCACTGGCTACCATTCGTGACGTCAAGATAGCCTTTGATGGAGTACTGCAAGTACTTGGCTCTGTTGTCTCTTCCATGAATGACTTTCTGAATGCTTCACTGTCTCAAAGGCAAGCTGTAACCTTAGCCAAAATAGCCTTTGGAGAAGCAGCCGGTGAGATGGGCAACTTTGCCTCAGCTATGCAGAAAGTCACCAACTTTGAAGACGATGTGATGTTGGCTCTTATGTCTAAGCTGGCACAGACCTTCAAGTTGAATAAAGATGAGATACAACAACTGGTCCCTGTTCTATTGGACTTTGCTGAAGCCAATAAAAGCACCGGTATGACCATCGAGTCAGCCTTTGATTTGATGGGTCGTGCCTTGAACGGACATACTGAGATGCTGGGCAGGTATGGCATTGAACTGGATTCCACCCGACTGAAGACCGAAGGTGTGTCTTATCTGGTAGAGAAGTTATCTAATGACTATGGCGATACTGCCGAAGCTTTGGCTGACCTACGTCTGCAGAATGCCAATACCTGGGGAGACATCAAAGAGACCATAGGCGATATGCTTAACGTCCTGATTACTCCGCTTTTGAAGGGACTGCGTTCACTTATGGTAGGCTATCAGAACCTGTCTCCGGTTATGAAAGGCTTTGTCACTGGACTGATGATTGCCATCCCTGTGATCGGGACAGTAACCACTGCTGTCATTACTCTGACAGCAGCTTATCATGCTCTGAAGATAGCCATCAACCCTGTAGCCGGGATTATCGGTCTGGCAGTAGGAGCGGTGGCAGGTCTGGGTTTTGCCTATGCCTCCACTCAAACAGCCAATCAGTCCGCAATGGAGACACAAGATGAATATCGGGACTCGGTTGACCAAACAGCAGTCAGTGTAGAGTCCTTGGTCTCTAAGCATAGGGAGATTGCCTTCAGTATCGACTATGTGGAAGCCAAGAGACGTCTGAATGAGATCAAGCGGGAGATGGCTGATTATGAGGAGACGGTCAAGCTGATGCAGACTGATCTGGTTCTGGTCAGTGACGATTACTTCGACCGGCAGAGGGAACGTACCATTGAAGCATCAGAATTAGCTAAGAAGATAGCTGCTGAAGATGCCAAAGCCGTAGCTGAGTATAACAAGGAAAAGGTGCGTGTTGAAACCGAAGCCACCTTGTCAGGCATAGCCCTGTTGGAATATAAGCTTGAATATGCCAGGCAACACTTCAAGGCTTTGGGTAAGGTGACAGCCGATAATGCTGAGGAGCATATCTCTACCTTGGAAAAGGTCAAGAGCTTGGAACAGCAGTTAACTCAAGCCAAACAGCGAGACCTGGATGCCCTGCGCTCATTAGAGCAGAAATACAACACCCTTGCCCTTGAAGATGCTGTAGCCCGCAGACAAAGCGAACTGGAAACCCAAAGAGATGCTGAATTAGAGAAAGCCAGATTGCTCAATGCCTCGGAACAGACCTTAGCTAACATTAGAACCTACTATGCCAATGAGATTACCAAGGTGGAGCAGGATGCGGTTGCCCAGAGGGTAAAACAGGCAGAGACCGAGCAGAGGGATAAGCAGAGATTAGCCGATGAGGAGCAGCGCAGATTGCAGGATTTGGAGGATACCAGATTTGACTTTGCCCAGCGTTTACTGGATTTATCGGATAACACCTATCAGGCGGAACTGGATGCCATTGATAACTACTATACCAAGAAGAAAGACAAGCTTATAGCAGCAGGCATCACCGAGGAGCAGATCACCCGACAGATCGAACTGGCAAAGTCCAGGGTCAGGGAGCAGTTCGACCAGAAGCATATAGCCGGAATCAGTCAGATATTAGGCAACCTTGCCAAGACCTCAGAAGCCTTCGGCAAAAAAGGCTTTGCCCTCTGGAAGACCTTGTCCATAGCCCAGGCAATGATGGATACCTATTCCTCAGCCAATGCCGCCTATAAGGCTATGGCAGGCATACCCATCGTAGGACCCGGACTGGCAATTGCCGCTGCAGCGGCAGCTATCGGAGCCGGTCTGGCTAATGTGGTCGCCATAAGCAATACCGAGCCACCCAAAGCAGCCAAGGGTGGCATGCTTATAGGTAACTCCCATAGTGATGGAGGTATCCTGATTGAAGCCGAAGGTGAAGAGTATATCACAGCCAAAGACAGGGTCAAAGCTTTAGGCAGGAACATCTTTGACTTTCTCAACTTTGCTCCCCTGAATCAGGTGAAGCTTGCCTTTGCCGGACTGCCTGTTCCCGGTGTCCCCCTGCCTGCCAATGTCGGGTCATATTACGGCTCAGGTGGCAGTATCTCAGGCAGAGGCAGTATGGATGCGCTTCTTGATATAATGAGCGACATGCGGGATAAGATCGTGGAGCTGCAGCAGAAAGTAACTGAGTCCAAGCCCATAATCGATATCCATGTTGACCCACTCTCCAATGACCCGGTCAGGGTGAGTGAGATTGCCGATACCGGCAAGCAGATCAGGAGCGAAGTCTGATGGCTAATCTATTTAAAGTGGACTTCATCATGGGTAAGACCGATGCGGTGGATTATGGTCAGATCAAGCACAGCCTGACAGATACATCTACAGATAGGCAGATCATCTCCCTTTCAGTCTCTGCCGATAAGCTGCAGTCAATTTCCAACTACAGCCGTGAACCCAAGCGTCTAACCTTTGAGTGTTTCCCGACTGCCTGGATCACCGATAACATCCTCTCAGGAATAAATGAGCATGAACGCTACATCTCCCACTATGAGGTTAAGGTCTATCGGGATAATGTCCTGCTCTTTACCGGCATCATCGATACCTCCCAGTTAAGCTATGATATATCCACCAGTATACTCAAGTTCACCTGTTACGACAAGATCAAGCTGTTATCGGTCTATTCCGACCTGACCCACTATTACAGCCTGACAGCAGGATACCTGCCTATTTGGATACTGGGCTACTATCTACAGGATATCGAGCAGACGATTCCCATATCTCTACCTTATAGTAACCAGTTCACTCTACCTAACCTATATATTGGAACAGGTGATGCCTTAAACATAGCTCATGTGGATTATAACGACATCCTGCAGTTTCCCGATCCTCCCGGAGGCTGGACCTATACCTTTCATAATACATCCTGGGCTGCTCCTAAGTATGGCTATATAGTAGATACCATAGCCAACCGGGTCACCTTTGTCTTTGCTTTTAAAAAAGTCATCCAAGCCACCTATCCCAGTCCTGCCACTACCAAGTACCAAGGCAGGTTCAGAGGCAGAGTCCTGCGCTTTTACAACAACATCTGTCCCGTGATCATGGAATACGATGAGAAGACCGGTTGGGAGGATAGCCTTACTTTTCTGGATAATGCCTATAACGAATTGCTCAGCTTTTTTAATGACAATGGCATCTCCGAAGCCCAGATAAACAACCTGACCAGTACCGGCACCTTAGGTAACAGTCATTATGGCAGCAGCCAGTTGGTTAATACCTGGGTGGAAGCCGACTTCTATGGCAATCTGATGCCTGTCCGTTTGCATCCCGGCAAGTCCTATGAGACCTTTAAAGACGAGCAGACTGATAACATCAAGGTGCTACAGGCTATGCTGATGCTCTATAATGCCACCCTCTTTACCAATCCCTCCGGCAGCATCATCCTCAAGAACAAGGATGCTTACTCCTCTACTATAATAGATATAGCGGATGAGGATGTGGTCACCTTCATCACCAAGCGTGGCAATCAGGAGAAACCGGACACTGCCATCCTGGACATCTTAGCCGGAGATACCTCTCAGTTACAGAACCAGATAAAAAGTTACCTGATCGACTTCTATGACTCCAAGTGGAGCATGGATGCCACCATCGACCAGTTAAGTAAATATAACCTTACTCTGCAGGGTAAGATCAGGATCAAAGGCAGGGTCTATGCCATTACTGAACTGGAGCGTAACTACCTATCAGATGAATATAAACTCAAGGCATGGTTAATATGAAGGGATTTAGAATGATTAGGGTCGATACCGGTCGCAGCATCTATACTTGTGAACAAGGGCAGGTGGAATACATACCTAAGCTCAAGTACCGAATAGAGAAAAAGAACGCCTTTGATCCCAGTCTCATTCACCAGCGAGAACCCTATCGGGAAGACACCATCAATCTGGAAGCTGTGATGTATCCTGAGGAATATAGCGCTTTTCTCTATTTCCTGACTCAGCCGGGTAAGTTCTATATCGAGTTCAACTGGTACAGCATAATAGTCAGGCAATACCCGGTCACCATAGCCCAGTTACCTAAAATGCCCGATGACCTGCATGAATACCCGGAAAAGATCAAGGTCACTCTGGAATCTCGATATGTAGGTGAGCCCACCTTTATCAACTTCGACTACTATACCACCCTGGATGATCATGAGACCGTTTATTAACAAAAGATACAAAGATCAGAACCTATACCATATATAAGGAGACAATATGTATAAATTTGGAATCAGCTATTACATGATGAGCGCTGCCAGCCGCATCCCCTTAACCGGAGTCAAAGTCAGACTGGTCAGACACGGAAGTGATTTCTATCATGGCATCCCTGTGCATGAGACCCCTGCCAACTCCGGTTATTATGAGACAGATAAGTTAGAAGTGACGGACTGGGGCTTCTATGAGATCTGGGATGACCGGATTAAAGAGGAAGGATCCTTTTCAGGTAAGACCTGTATCGTGGGTCTATTAGATGCCCAAGGTATTAAGGATAAGGCTATAAACACCAATCATGTGGAGAACGAAGCCATCACCTCTGATAAGCTATCAACCGAGGCAGTCAAGACCAAGAATCTGGCTAACGGCATCATACCACTATCCAAGATGATCTGCGAGATCCAAGACCAAACCCAAGGCAGAGGTATGCAGAGTAATCAGTCTCCTCCACATATGGAATTGGATGATCTTGCCGAGCATATCCTTGTCAAAGAATATGACCACATACCGCATATCATCCTGACTCCTTGGTGTGACAGCAACCTCTTTATCAAGGATGTCAAGCATGAAGAGAGAATGATAATCATAACCATAGCTAAAGGTCAGCGCTTCGATGCCCCCGAATGGAGCTATACTATCCTAGCAATATCATCAGAACCAAACAATGACTAAAATCAAAGTAATCCATTTGCAGAAATGCTGATACTTTCACTAAAATTGGTATTAATCATCAGTTTGGACCCTGAAATTACCTAACATTCTTGTATGATTGAAGTTGGAAAATTTCATTTGCAGAATTAAATGAAACTCCATTTGCAGAAATGCTGATACTCATTTGCAGAAACCTTGATACTCTGCATCCTGTAAAAAAGCCGATTTGCAGAATTGGTGATACGATTTGCAGAATTACTTGAGACTTTGCACCCTTTACTGTAAAAAACAAAAAGCCCGGATGATTTTTATCTTGACAACAATATGATGGATAATAGAGTTAAGATAAAGAAAC